CAGTTCAGTAAGATTGCACAAGAAGCAGCAAATCTTCAAGAACGTATGAGAGGTCTATATGAAGATATGGGTAACATAATGGGTCGTTATTATGAAATCAACGAAGAACTTACAGAAGATGATGAGTATGAAAAATTCTTTCAATCTGCTTTGAAGAAATTTGATGCAAGTTCTCCTGCTGATATGGATGATGAAAAGAAAAAGAAATTTTTTAATTATGTAGATAAGAACTACGATGCTAAGGATGAGAGGGACTAAATGGTATACGTAAAGGTTGATAAGAAGAGAAGTATTGAAAAGGCAATATCAATATTTAAACGAAAAGTAAAAGAAGCAGGTATTCTTTTAGAGTTACGTGAACGACAAGAGTTTAAAAAGAAAAGTGCAGTAAAGAGAAAAAAGAAAGCACAAGCATTAGCTCGTATGAGACAGAGAAAAGAAAAAAGACCAACTAAATGGTTATAAAACTTTTTCTTTATATATTTATATAAAAACAAATACACTTTCGTACATCCGTACATCATAAAGTGTACCGATAGAGTAATTCTATAATAGTTTAAAATAACTATTTTAATTCCAAAATTCCGTAAGGAGAATAGTAATGGATGATTTATTAAAAGATGCCATTGCAGATGCCAAAGCAGTTCGTGAAACAGCTATTGCTAACGCTAAGTTGGCTTTAGAAGAAGCTTTCACACCTAAACTTCAAAATATGCTTTCTCAGAAGATTCAGAACGAAATCGAAATTGATGAAGAAGAAGATGAAATGGATGAAGAGCGTGATGAAAAAGAAGAAGGTAAGATGAGAAGAGATGGTGACGAAGTAGAAGAACGCGGTGATGATGAAGTAGAAGAAGAGCGTGACGATGAAGTTGAAGAAGGCGAACACGAAGGTGGACACGATGATGAAGTAGAAGAGGGAGAACACGGAGATGAAGACGAAGTTGATGAATCTGACGAGTTAGACCTTGAAGCTATCATCAAAGAGTTAGAAGCTGAAATCAACGAAGAAGAAGATGACGAAGTTGAAGAAGGCGAAGAACGTGATGACAAAAAAGATGAAGTCAAAGAAGAAGATGAAGATGATGAAGATAAAGACGACATCGAAGAAAATGACGTTTCTTCAGGTATTGGCAAAAGTGATAATGCACACGATAAGAAGAGTGGCGATTCATCAGGAATCGGTTCAGCTGGTAAAGCTAAACACGAGTCTGTAGATGAAGAGTTCGACCTTGATTCAATTTTAGAAGCCCTAAAAGACGAAGAAGTCACAGAAGGTGAAGAAGTAGAAGAAGAAGTCGATGAAGTTGCTGAACTACGTGCTGAGTTAGATGAAACACGTGAAGCTGTCAAATTTATGAGAGACAAGCTAAACGAAGTTAATCTTCTCAATGCTAAGCTTTTGTTTACTAACAAGCTTTTCCGTGCTTATGGCTTGAACAATGAGCAAAAAATGAAAGTTGTTGAAACTTTCGATAGAGCATCAAACATACGTGAAGTCAAGTTGGTTTATTCAACAATGGCTGAAACATTTGGCGGTGCTAAGAAAAATGAAATTCAAGAATCAAAAGGTTCAGCTTCTAAAGCTGTCGCATCAACAAAGAGTGAAAAACAATCAGAAGTAATTTCTGAAGGTAACGCACTTCGTGACAGATTCAAGAAGTTGGCCAACATCATTTAAGGGGAATTAAAATGCCTAATTATGACAACATTAATGACTTAATGAGCGCCCAAAATCCTCAAGCTGAACTTCTTGCTCACACAAGAAAATTAGTTGAGAAATGGGAACCAACAGGTCTACTTGATGGCATAGATGATGAGTCAAGAAAAAGTGGTATGTCTGTACTTCTTGAGAATCAGGCTTCACAGCTTGTTAAAGAAGCTTCACAGACTTCTACTTCTTCTAACAAAGAAGAATGGTCAGGTGTTGCACTTCCATTGGTTCGTAGAATCTTTGGTGAGTTAGCTGCACAAGACTTCGTAAGCGTTCAGCCTATGAATCTTCCAAGTGGACTTATTTTCTATCTTGATTTCAAGTATGGCTCAGCTAATGGTCTTGCTTCATCAGGTGGAGACATTTTTGGTAACACAAGTGGCTCAGGCGATGCAAGCGGTGGACTATATGGTGCGGGTAAATTTGGATATTCTGCTAAAGAAGTTTCTTTAGAAGACTTAGACATTAACGCATCTGCCGCTACAGGCAAATTTGCTACAAGCTCAGTTGCTTGGAGTGACGTTGATTTCGAACCATCTTTAGCTTCTACAGGAAGTTTGACAAAAGTTACCGTAGTACACGGTGATATGTCAAGTCCTGATTTAAAAGCTGTAAGAGCTTTCGAATTAACAGGTTCAGGTATTTCAACACTTTATCCTGCTTATACAAAAGTAGATGGTGATAACATTAACTTTATCATCGAAGCGGCTTCAGGATTGAGTGGTAACAACCTTGGTGTTAAATACATTAAAGAAACCGGTGCTACAAGCAGAGGTGACTTTGAAGATACACCTGCAGAACCAACACC